AGATAGGCAAGTTGATGAACTATCAGGATTAACGCAATATAAAAGAAATGCACCAAGCAATGTATTTGAAGAGCAATCATTTTTTAATAAATTTTTCCAAGATATAGCACAAACCTCTACGGGGGGAATGCATATTTCTAGAAGAGATCAAGCCCAAGCAGCGCTTAAGATGATTCTAGATAAGCCTGCTTCTAAAAGATCTGCAGTTGAAAAGGCTGTTCATGCAACGTTAGATAGAAGACTTTCTACTGGATACTATGAGAAGTTTGGTGCAAAAACAAATCAACTTTCATTGTTAAAAGATGCTGGTGTAAGTAATGCTGAAATAAGATCTTTACCAAGAGCAGGTGTTCCAGAACTTGCTGGAGGAGTTGTTTCTCTAGGAATGCCAATACCATTTAAGGTTATTGCAAAAAATAGAGCAATGGCTCAACAGATAGATGCCCGTGTAAGATCTAGCAGATTTAGAGAAACTCCACCAACAAACTTTGGAGTAAAATTACAAGAGTTTTCAGGTCACAGTTTCCCAATCCCAGGTATCGGTGGAGTTTATAGAAAACCAAATGGACAGGTGGTTGTTGTTAAGCCAGTTCTTGATGAGAAGGCGGCATTAGCAGAACAAAGAGCAACAATCATTGCGAGAAAGGCTCATGGGTTAGAGGCTCCAGAGCAATCAATCAAGACAATGATTGATCCAACAGATTTAACAGGCAAGCGTAAAATTATTGTTCTTGAATCTCCATATAATCCAGCATTTGCAAGTGGAGGAACCAAGTTCTCTAAAGAAGATTACTTTAAGCAACTTGTTGCATCAACATTGCGAGGGGATAAAGATTTATCACCATCTAACGTATTCGGAGGAACAGTAACAGATGTAGGTGCTGCTGGAGTGTTTGCTAAGGCATCAGGACAAAGAGAATTTAATTTCAAGATGCCATCAATGCAAGATCAAGCAATGATTAATTTGCTTGGAGTCAAGGGTGGTGCTAGAAAAGCATTTGCTGAAAATACTTCTGATATTGCAAGGTCAATGACACCAGCACAATATCAAGACGAAGTTGTTAAAGAAATTAATCGTGTTCTACCAAAATTAGAAAGCACTATTGCTTCATTTGATTTAACAGGAGTTGAGCGTGTTGTCTATCAAAGAATGATTGATCGCCTTAAAGATGGAAGAGATAATGTAAATTGGGGCAAGTTCCAAGAAGTTCACTCTAAGGTAAAGGCTCCTCTTGAATTAGCAGAAGGTATTGTTTCAGTTCCTGGCCCAAAGGGTGCTGGAGATATTCAGCCTGCAATGCTTTCTCCAGGAGAAGCAGTAATTCCTGCAAAGCAATCTGCAAAGTATATGCCACTTATTCGTTCAATGATTGCTGATAATGTTCCTGGTTTTGCAGAGTCAAATGTTGCTTGGGATGGCTACCCAGCATCACTAAAACCAGGTGGAAAGTATTCAGGAGCACCAGATGGTCGTGATCCTGGCGCACCTCCAGCAACTCCTCCTACTGCAACAAAATCTCCAAATAAGTTTTTAAAAGCACTTGATAAAATGGCTGCAAAAATAGTTTTGGCAACACCAAAAGTTGCAGATCTTGGAAAGAGTGCTGGAGATGCAGCAGACTCAACAACAAAGAACGCACAAACATCTTCTGCTATGACAAAAGAAGAGTTAAAAAATGCTCGTCAACTAAAGCAGATGAACAACATGGGCAAAAACATGGGTATTGGAATGGCTGCCTCAATGCTTCCAATGATGGGTATGGCTCAGGCTTCTACAAACCCAGAAGGCCTAATGGCAAGAAACATGAGCACTCTAAGTGCAGTTGCTATGTTAGCAATGATTGCACCAATGTTAAATACACCACTAAAACTTCTTGCAGGAGTTGCTTTAGGATACGCTGCTATATTAAAAATGCAGTCTGCACAAATTAAAAAGGCAATAATAGAGGGTAACAAACTTGCCGAGTCATTCTCTATGACAAATAAGAAGTTAGAAGACTTTGGTGCAATAACTGGACAAGTATCAATTACTCAAGAGTATGAGCAGAAAAGGCTGGGAAGAACAACTATTTCTCCTGCTGCAAACCAAAAGTTTGGAACAAATTTTCTTGGATCTGAAACTGGTAAAAAGTTTAAAGAAGATTTTGATAGGCTATCAAAGGAATATACCTCTGCTGTTGCAGGACAAATTTCTACTGCACAATTAGCCTCTGCAGTAAATCAAGGGGTATTATCTTATCTAGAGGCAGAATCAATTATTACAAAAATGGCAAGAGATCTTAAGGACCCAACTTTAGAATACCAGATGCAAGGTCAGTTAATGAAGATCCTTGGCCCAGACGGACAAGACCTTGCAAAAGAACCATTAAAGGTTCAACTTGAATTAATTAAGGCAAATCAAGTAGGCTTTGATACTGCAGCACAAAACTTCCAAGATGTAGGATCTGCTCAATTAGGAATGTACAGTCTGAAAGAAATTGGTGGAATGGGCGCAGGCGCTCTTGCTGGTGGCGCAATTGCTGCTAACGCCTATAGCAAGTCTCTAATGGCTGTTGCAGCCCAAGCACAACTTGCTGCTAATGCAACATCAGTTGCAGGAACCGCAATGAAGGGACTTCCTGTTGGAAGGGTTATTGCTGCAGGTGCTGCAATAGGAACAATAGCAACAAGAATATGGCAAAGAGGTAAAGAAGCAGAAGCAATTGGAGCAGCAGCAGGAATGCTTCAGGGTGTTGCAGCACAAAACTTTGCAGCAATTCAGCAATCGGCTGATGCATTAAACTATCAAATTGATTCTCAAATAGCAAATTTATCTCTTGAAAAAAATAGAACAACTAACCTACTAGAAATTGAAAGAATTACTTCAAGAATCACAGAACTTGAAAAAAGCAGAACAGAAGGCTTAAAAGAACTTGCTGCACAACAACAAAAAACTTTAGATTTATACCTAGCAGTAGTTAAAAACTATCAGGATGATAAAGAAGGCAAAGGACAAATGGCATCTGAAGTGTTTACAGACCCATTTGCATTCTTACCATTTGTTAAGTCTAAAGATGAAAAAATGCTTGCAAAAACAATGGATGCTGCAATTCTTGGAATGCAGGAAGCATGGAACAATAGTATAGGTTCAAAACTTCTTGGTGATCAACTTCAAGGAATGAATATTGAAGATGTTATTAGAATCTCTCTTCTTGTTGAGTCTAAGACTGTAACTCCAGAACAAATGTTGCTTCTTAAAGATGTTGTTGAAAGAAATGGCAAAGATATTAATCAGGTTATTAAAGTTACACTAGAAGCAACTGATGCAGAAACTTTTGCAAGAATTACAACACTTCTTGCAAGGTTTGAAAATCCAGTAAAGCAAAAAGGATTCCAAAACCTAACAGACCAATTAATGGGTGATCCAGCAAAACTTAAAAATGTTCTTACAGCACTTGAAGAGTATGCAAAGGCTCCAAAGGATGTTGTTCCAGACCTTGGAATGGAAATTGATCAAAGCGATATTGATGACCTTGCCAAACTTGGAAAAGAAATCGATGCTATTAAATCAAGATTCCCTAATGGTGAGTTTGATATAAAGTTATTGCAAAAATATCAAACAGAACTTTCTGGAGCAGGAATGCCAGCAAATGCTACCTTACAGTATGTAGTTGATAATATCGATTACTTTATGAAGTTGCCTAAAGAAAAAAGGTTTGAAGCAATCTTTGCATTTAAGATGTTAAAAGATTCAGACTCAGTTAAAGCAGACATTGAACAAACATTAAGAGTTGGATTTATGAAAAAGGCTGCACAAAATGATCCAGCAACTCAGTTTGTAGATTCAGCACGAGTAGCAGCATTAAAGCAGTACGATGCATGGAGAAAATCTGCAGAAGGAGTTAAAGCCTACACTGATCAACTTAAAGCATTAGGTCTTGAATGGAAAGGCCAAGGAATAGATGATAATAGTAAAAAGGGTCCATTAAGTGATTTAGATACTGGACCAAAAAGGGATGAGTCATTCCTCAATGACCTTGCTCAAAGACTTAAACTTGTTAAAGAAAGTGGTTTTGATGCCCTTAAGCCTTTAGACTCTTTAAAAAAGTTCCTTAACGATGGCGGTAAAAAGTCAGTAAATCCAGGACTTGATGAACAAGATGGAGCAATTAAACGAATAGAAGAAGCAGCAAAGAAGTATAAAGACGCTGCTGGAAATATTGGTATAGCCATAGATAAAGACTTCATGGATGTTATTAGAGGTCTAGATGCAACACAGTTTAAGTTATGGTCAGATACCTTATTTAAGGTTGGTAAAGATAGTAAACAAATCTATGCGCTAACAGAAGTTTTTGCTCTTATTAACGAAGGATTCCGCAAGGCAACCATTGGTGGATTTATTCAAGATGTAAAAGATTCAAGCAAAGAAATTGAAAATCAAGTTAATGCTTATAATATTTTATCTAATGCTCGTGATAAAGATAATAAACTAATGTATAACACAGTTGAAATTCAAAAGATATTACAGAACGCAACTTTAACTGCAAAAATTGCTGCAGAGGGAGAATTAAAAGCCACGACTGAAGAACAAAAAGAATTAAATAAAGAAATACAAAAGACTATTGATCTTAACTATGAATTAAGCACAATAAAACTTAATGACAACATTGCAGAAACAAAGATGCAGGTTGAAGCATTTAAGAGGCTTACTGCTGCTGGTGTAAAACATGAAGTTATTCTTGAAATATTAAAAGATAAAAATAACTCTTGGGCTATTGGCTCTGCTGATGCAACAGTAAATGTTAAAGATAAGTTTGGTGATTTAATAAATAAGACCAAGGAATATTCTGACCTTCTTGAATTAATCAGAAAGCAAACCCTTACATTTGAACAAGCAACACAAGAAGCAATTGACCTAAATGTAAGTTCTCTTGACTTACAGTCCAGAACATTACAAAATCAGTTTGACCAAGATAACTTTCAATTAAAGGCTGATATTAAAATTGCTGAGGATGAAGTTGAAAAAGTTAATAAAGAAATTGAAAAAAAGCAAAAAGAAATTGATGCCATCAACCTTACTCTTAAGTATGATAAAAATATTGGACAAAACCTTCTTGATGACTTACAAGAAGAAATTAACGATGCTCAAAGAAAGATAGAACTTGATTTTGACAGACCTATTGCAATTTTACAAGAAAAAATTAACGATTCTCAAAGAAAAATAGAACTTGATTTTGATAAACCAATACAGTCACTACAGGATAGATCAACAATACTTTCTAATGACTTAACGCTTATTGGTAAGGCTGCAGAATCTATTAATGAAAAGTATGACAAGCAAGAACAAGCACTAACAAAGATTTCTCAACTTAATTCTGATATTGCTGCACAAGAAAAAAGTCGTATATCTCTTGCAGATGCACTTTCTCAAGGTGATATTTCTGCAGCAGCACAACTAGCACAAGATATGCGAACATCTGCAGCAGATGCAGCAAGCCGTGCATCTGGAGACTTTATAGCAGCAGCAAGAGAATCTGAACTTGAAAACTTACGTTCTGCAAGCGGTATGACTAGGGTTCAAATTGAGCAAGAGCAGTTTAGAATTCAACAACAGACATTTACACTTGAACAGCAGTCAAAAATTGCTAGAGAAGCAATTCTTAAAATTGAAGATCAAATATTTGCACTTGAACAACAATCAAAAATTGCTAAAGAAGCAGTTGTTGCAATTGAAGATAGAATCTACAACATAACAGAGTTAAGAGAAGCAAAACTTCTTGAGATTAGAAAAATTGAAACAACTATCGATGGAATCAAGGCAACACAACTTGCTAAGGCTCAAGAAGACCTAGATAAGTTACAAGCAACACTTGAAAAAAATCAAGAAATCTTAGATGCAAAACTTTCTGCAATTGACAAAGAAAAATTAGCCTGGGATTCAGTTCAAATAAAACTTGATGCATACAAACTAGCACTTGAACAATCAAAGGGTGAACTTGTAAGTATGTTAGAACTTATTAAACAAATCGCTGCAGCACAGGCTGCATTGTCTTTCGGAAACACTTCAAGTGCATTTGTTTCTTCTGGATCAACAGATTCTTATGTCGCACCAGAAGATACTCCAGAATCTATTGCAGCATTTGAAGAATTTATAGAAATAGTACAAAGCCTTGATGCAGCACAAGAATTTGTGGATGCAGCAACGGCAGCACTTGATGCAGGAACAGGTGGTGGACAAAGAGCAGATGCAGAATATGATCGTCTGGTAGCAGAGTTAGCAGCAGCAGAAGCATTACTTAAGGCAGCACAAGCAGCCTATGATGCAACCTTGCCAGTTGGAGATGCAAATGCAAACGGGGGATCTGGAGGTGCTGGCGCTGGAAGATTTGGATTCCAAGTAGCAGCAAAGGGTGGCCTTATAGCCCCAATGAAGTTTGCTATGGGTGGTTTTGCAAAAGGTACAGATACCGTACCAGCAATGCTTTCTCCTGGAGAATTTGTAATGAGTAAGTATGCCGTTGACTCATACGGTGTTGACAAAATGAAGGCTATTAATAGTGGATCATACGCATACGACGGCCAAAAGGTGTATAATTATAATCTAAACGTCAATGTTAAATCTGATGCAAATCCAGAGGATATTGCAAGAGTCGTTATGACACAAATTAGACAGGTTGACTCACAAAGAATTAGGGTACAGAGGGGCTAAATGGCTACAGCAGCGTATTTAACAGGCAGACGTAGGTATCAGCGCCCCCAGGCCTTGTTGTGGTCTGAGAACCCTGGCACACTGGTTGATGGGGTATACCTACCAGATGGCTATGAAGTACAAGGTAACTTTGCAGGGTCTACAGATCCAGATCTAATTAATCAATTTCTCATTCTTTCAGACCATAATCGTGGGGAATTAAATTTTACACCAACAAGAATTGAACAAAGACAAAGAACCATTAATGGACGTATGCGTTCATATCATATAGCAGATAAACTAACAATGTCTGTTTCCTGGAATAATTTACCATCAAGGTCATACTTTCAAGATGCAGGGTTTTTATCTACTGGATTATCCCCTGACAAAAATACAACAGGTGAATTTACATCAGATGGTGGAGCAGGTGGAGTAGAACTTCTTGACTGGTATGAAAACCATACAGGACCTTTTTGGATGTTCCTAGCATATGACAAGTATTCAAATTTTGGCAAGGATGATGCAGACTATGGACACCTTGCACAATATAATCAAGTAATGCAGGTTTATATAACAGACTTTAACTACTCCGTTGTAAAGCGTGGTGGGTCAAACCACGATCTCTGGAATATTTCGGTATCACTGGAAGAGGTCTAAATGTTTGTTAGTGAGACATTAAAGACACACCTAGAAACATCTTCAACGGTACACTTACAGTCATTAGTCTTGGCTGAGTGGAACATGAATATGCCAGACAACATATTTAAACTTGGCAACTATAGATATAGACCTACTGGATCAGATGTTCAATATAGAACCCTTCCACTAACATTTGATAGTTTAGATGAAGGAAACTACTATACAGGAGCAACTGATGCAGATGTTGTTGTAGATGGAGGGTTTGATAATTCTGGGGTTCCACAATTATTTACTTCAACTAAAGAAAAAATGAAGATGATATATTCTTTAGAGGATTGCATCAAGCCTTTTAGACCACGATCTGGAATTAATAAAGCCTCATACTTTAACAATAGGTATTTTGCAAACTCTGGAGTTTCTATTGCAGAAAGACCAAGATATTACATGGCATCAAGATATGATCAGTTTAGATATTGGTCATCATTTAGAACAGAAGATAACATTGAAAGAGGAATTGCTAAAAATGTTTCTAATGGTTTAAACTATATTGATGATGCCGTTCCATTTGTAGTTTATAAAGAAAAAGTTCCAGCAAACAGACTTGTGGTAAAAATGCAAACAAATGTTGGAACAGCAAACCTAGGAAACTTTACTACATCATCTGGCATTTTGCCTGATCCACTATATGGTGCAACAAATAAAACAACCCCAGTTAAATGGAAGATCCAATACTTAAATGAAGATAACTGGGTTGACGCTTATTCTTTTGATGAAAATTCTGTACGTGATGATGCGTCTGCAATTATTCCAGAAGATGGATATGTTGAATTAGAGTATGGCATAAAGATTCCAGATGCCTATAAAGAGTCATATACCTTTGTTGAAAAGATAGCATCTATAACATTATTGCCAGAGCAATCTTTTAATGGAGATGCATATCTTGTGGTTGAAAATGCAAATACTCGTGGAACTCTTTATATATGGAACGGCGCAGACGAAGACTACGACTCTTTTATTCCTGAATATGGATGGATGCTGGGCACTGGAATTTTAAATCGTTCAACAAAACTTGTTACAGACCTAACTAATCCAGAACTATTTACCAATGATGCACAAAACCAAACTACATATAGAGAGTTTGCCTATATTCGTGGCATAAGAGTTGTAGCAGAAACAATGAATAAGTTTGATTCAACCTTTGATTTAATTGAAATGTCTCCTAGACTAGTCGTAAATATATCGGATAAAGTTGTTGATTTTAATATTAAAAAGATTTTATCTGACATAGGAACTACATCTCTTCCAGTTGGACAACTACTTGCTTCTACTGGAACACTATCCTTGTTTGATGATGACCAAGCATTTAATGAGAACAATACATCTAGCATAGTCGCTGACTATATTAGAAAGAATATTAAGTTTGTTTTTTATGAATCAATTTTAGATGTTGCAGGAGATGAGTATTCAGTTCCGATTAAAACTTTATACTCAGAAGGATTTCCTCAAGCAGATGTAACTGCAGCAAAGTTGTCAATAGAGTTAAGAGATTTTTATTTCTTTTTAGAATCAATGCCAGCACCAAGGCTACTTACAACACAGACATCATTAAGTTATGCAATCTCAATGCTTCTTGATTATATTGGGTTTAGCAACTATACATTTAAGCGTGTAGCAGATGAGTCAGATCCTATAATTCCATATTTTTTTGTTGCCCCAGATCAAAATGTTGCAGAAGTTTTAAATCAATTAGCAGTATCAACTCAAAGTGCAATGTTCTTTGATGAATACAACAACTTTGTTGTAATGAGTAAAGATTACTTAATGCCCACAGCAACTCAAAGAGAAACAGATTTTGTTTTATCTGGATCCAACAATCAAACCGATTCTGGAGTAGTTGAAAATTCTAGTTCTGGAAAACTTCCAAACATTATTGCTATTGCATCACAAGACAAGAAAATCTACAATGATGGCAAGATTAATTATACAACTAGATACATTCAAAGATCTTATGGGTCAATTCGTCAATCTACAATGATTGATAAAGAAAAAACTTGGATATATAAGCCATCACTTTTATGGGAAGTTGCTGGAACAGAAAATACAAAAACCATAAACGAACTTGCTTCAAAGCAGGGTAGTTATGTATTAGGGGCAATGCCATTAAACTCAGACCTAGTTGGAACAGCACCAGTTGTAGTAGGAAATGTTCTTACAAATAATATAATTGATCTTGGAGAAAACGTTTATTGGCTAACACGATACAACGGATACCTATACTCTAATGGAGAAGTTATTAGATATGATGCTTCAGAGTTTGATATTACTGGAACTGGAAAAGTTTGGATTAGCAGTAATCAAGAGTATCAAAAGTATTTTACATCAATACCTTTTAATGGAAAAATATATCCTACAGGCCTTGTAAGAATTTATGCAACTCCAAACTATGAGACAGTAGATGGAATAACAAGACTACAAAACGGTGCAGTTGTTGACCATGGGCGTGGACAATTTGGAACTCAGATAGTTTCACATTCTGCTGGAATAAATAACTATTGGACGAATAACGATAATGTTCGTGGATTAAATATGAAGTCTCAGTATCTATTTAGTACAAAGTTAGATGATGCTCTTGCCTCTACACTTCCTGCAACCACTGTTGCAGCAGCAGGAGTAAACAATGTAGTTGCAAAACAATCAACAAGAAACAGCATTATAAAAAACTTTATGGCTACAAGTTATTTAAGCGAAACAGAAGTCAACAATTTGCCTTCAACCCAAACAGGAACAATTCAATCATCTGCATTAGTTTTTAATGGTCCATCATTTAAAACAACAGAAACACCATTAAACTTTGTATCTTATGTCTATAAGAATTTAGATAATGCATATAAGCACTTTGGAACAAGACTAAGAATTGTTGGTAAAATTGAAAACAATACAACTAGAACACAGTCTCCAAATGGAAGCGTTACATACTATCAGTTATCTGGAAATCAACCAGATCAAAATATAAATATAGGTGGTGGTTCTGGAGGACTAGCATTTTTGTTAAATCCAGAAACAAACAACGGATATTACTTTGAAATTGTTGCACTTACTGAAGATAACATAAACTCATATCTTAAGGTTGATGAAAATAATAATGCACAATTTTCAGTAAACAACGTTGTATTCTATAAAATTAAAAAAGACTCTTCCAACTCAGATGCAATACCAGTAAAACTTTGGGGAGGACTATCAAAGATTATTGTTGATGATGGAAAGTTTACTGGTCAACAAAGACTTGCGGGAGAAGAAAATTCAACGGTATACGATTTATCGGTAGAGTACATTGACATAGGTAATACTAGAAGATTCTACCTATATATAAATAACCAACTAATAAAGGTTGTAGATGACACAGACCCACTTCCAACATATAACAATATGGCATTATTTGTGCGTGGATCATCAAAGTGTATGTTTGAAAATATATATGCTTTATCTAAAAACTACAGCCAAAATACAGTATTTACTGTAAATGAAACTTTGGGCCAGGTATTTGGAGACAAAGATATTGATGTTACAGAGTCATTTAGAAAGTATGCAATGAGCGGTGTTGTTCAATCAACATACTTATCTGGAATTAGTGCACAGCAGCCACCAAAGTATTATATGTATTTTGAAGAGTTTGGTTCTATTATGCGTGAATGTGCATATTTTGATATTAAGTATGATCGTGCATACCCAGCACTTTATGCAAAACTTTCACCTACATTTAATAATATAAAAGGATATACAACATCTGGATTTTATGCAGACTCATATGGTGCAGAATTTTTAATATTTAATTCAACAGATAAGGCATTGAACCTAGATGAAACAACTGGAAACTTTTTAAGAATTCAAGGAATTACATTTACACAAGATACTACACATGAACTAACTGTAGATGAATTTTTTAAGAAGCGTGGCAATCTATCTGACCCAGAACTAGTTGGAAGCACACTAACATACTCTCCATTAGTTGAAAAGTCAAGATATGATGAAATAAAGTTAAGCAGATTAACATACGGGAAAAATGAATTTAGCATTGATAGTCCTTATATTCAAACACAAGATGATGCAGATGCAATGATGAACTGGATTATAAATAAATTAATGGTGCCTAAAAAATCTGTTGGAATGAATATATTTAGCATTCCAACTTTACAACTTGGAGACATAGTAACTATAAACTACAAGGATTCTTCTGGTTTAGATTTAGTTTCTAAAGATTCTTCTAGGTTTGTAGTTTATAATATAGAGTATCAAAGATCAGAAAGTGGACCAAACATGACAATCTATTTAAGTGAGGTTTAAAATGACAGTATCTCCAGTTCCACAAACTCCGTCAAACGCAACAGTAGTAACGGCATACTCTACACCCCCAACAAAGACTGCGCCAATAGATACTGTTCTTTTTGATGATCAATCTATGTCTGTAGAAATTATGACAGATTTAATATTTGAAGATATTGGTGGTCATGAGTTGCTAAGTGTTTCTAGAAACGACATTATAAATGGCCAAAGAGTGTCTTATTCACCAATTAAAAATCTTGGTTTAGTCCAGCAAAGATATAACCCAAATAATATTTTAAGGCTACAGTCTACCTCTGATACATATTTTGCTAACTTTGCAATTAAGTTTGAAGAAAAAGTTCCTCTTGAAGGAAATGGGGTTAATGGTGAAAATGTTTATATTGAAGAAGCAACTGGAGATTTAATTATTGAGACTGTTAATATGAATAATGATGAACAGATAGAGGTTCAAATCGCCATAAATGGTACAATATATGAAGCGAACTTTGGAGAGACTGTATCATGATTACAAATAAAGGCAAGAGTATAATAGGAAAATATATGCTAGGGCAGGCTCCTGCCTATGCTTCATATCTTGCAGTTGGATGTGGCCCTCAGCCATTACAGACAGAAGATGTTGCTGATGACTTTGCAACAAAAACAAACCTAGATTTTGAGATGTTTAGAGTTCCCATCTCTTCTAGAGGATTTATAAACGAAAACGGTATTGACAAGATAGTGCTAACAGCAGAACTACCAACAGAAGAAAGATATGAAATAACAGAGGTAGGTCTATACTCTGCAGGATCAAATCCATCTGCTGGCGCTAACGACAGTAAAACAATATTTTCATTTGCACAAGGAGAAACTTGGATTCACCACACCAACTCTGCTGCAACAGCAATACCGACAATCTCTACTCCTTTAGATGAGCCAGAAGATGATAATGTAATCGCAACAGACGGAGTGTTTCAAACAAATGCTGATAACTCTATATTTTATAAAACAAATCGTCTTGAAAGATATGAACGTGCAAGGTTTTTAAATAACACAATTTTAATCCAAGGAGATGAAGCAGATCTAAGTTTAGATGGTGGTGGCTCTGGTGGAGTTGATCATATTGTTATTGAGCCAGGATCAAACCATATACATTTAACTGCACCAAATGTTGATTTTTCTAAAAACTCTCCAACAGATGAGTTAAGACTTGCATTTTCTTTAGTTAATAAAGATGGAGACTCAGTAGCAGTTCCAGACACGATTAGATTATTAGTTGATTTTGCAGGCACTGATGTTGCAGAACCAGATGTATATGCAAGGTTTGAAGTTGATATTGAAAATGGTTTTGATGGATATGATTTTGAAACAAATAGATATTTTGTAGTAAAAAAACAACTACAAGAACTTTATACAACTCAAAACTTTACTTGGGAAGCCGTCACTGTTGTTAAGATTTATGCCTGTGTTATTGATACTGGAATTAGTGGTGGACCTCTTCCATCTTCTGATTACTATATTGCATTAGACGCTATGAGACTTGAAAACATTGCAACAACAAATCCACTGTATGGTTTGACTGGTTACTCAGTTATTAAAAATGATACTTCTGCAACTATTATTAAATCACCAAATACAAGTAATTATATTGAGTTTAGATTCTCTATTGGTGTGACTT